TCTAATCGGAAGATAACCATTGCGTTATCGTAGGAATCAAGCAGTTCATATTGAACTGAAGTAATGTCCGTCCAATAAAACCCCTGCGGATGCAACTTGGACTGTGGTGTACACAAAGCAATCCTCTTCTTATTTTCCAACCTGCTTTCAAACATGATTTTCTTTCCGTCTATTAACTGATATCTGCACCCTGCTGCCTGTGATGCCACTTCCAACACCTCTGAAATTGTTACATATTCTGCCATAAAAAATGACCTCCTTTTCTTAAGATGAGGTCAGTATAGCACACAAATGCGTGGATGTATTTAGCAGTGCAAAATTGCCGAAAGCTGCTGACAATGCACGGTTGGAAGTAATGTTTGACGCACCCCGGTTAAACGTGGTTGCACTAAAAAACCAAGATGCCTCTGTCATCGTAAACACTGCCGTCACTACCCTGATTTCGGATGGCTCTGTCAAGTGCCATGACCGTTGCTACGGCAGCATCGATTTTCTCAGTGGACTTCTCCTTATCCATCTTAATGTTTCCTGCCGGGTCCTGTCTGACAAATACGTTATCCATCATCCATCGAAGCACCTTGTGACCGCCATGTGCGATACGCTCCTCCAAGGTTAATTTCATAAGTTCCTTCGTAGGGGGACTCATATCCTTATATCCCTGTCCGAATGGCACTACTGTAAATCCCATACCTTCCAAATCCTGAACCATTTGCGTTGCTCCCCAACGGTCAAATGCGATTTCTTTGATATGGAATTTCTCTCCCAACTTCTCGATGAACTTTTCTATAAACCCATAATGAATAACATTTCCCTCCGTAGTTTCCAAGCACCCTTCTGCTGCCCACACGTCATACGGCACATGATCACGTCTGACTCGAAGCTTCATGTTATCTTCCGGTATCCAACAGTAAGGAAGAATGATATATTTTTCATTATCATTCCTCGGTGGGAATACAAGCACAAAGGCGGTAATATCCGATGTGCTTGAAAGGTCAAGACCGCCATAGCAGTCCCTTCCGATAAGTTCCTCCTCATCAATCGGAAATGCACAAGCATCCCATTTATCCATCTGCATCCAACGGGTGGACTGCTTAACCCACTGATTCAAGCGAAGCTGACGGAAGATATTTTCTTCTGCAGCATTTTCCCTTGCACTGATATAAGCATTTCGTACCTTTTCAATATCTATGGTTTCTCCAAGGGATGGATTGGCTTTATACCAAGTGGCTTCACTGGTCCAGTCATCCTCATCGGCAGCACCGTAAATAACCGGATAAAAAGTAGGGTCAATTTTCCTACCCTCCAAAATATCCACCGCTTTCTGATGTTGTTCAAAGCAGATGGAATTTCTGTCATTCCCTGCTGTGGTAATGAGGAAATACAAAGGCTGGGTTCTTGCATCACCGGAACCCTTGGTCATAACATCGAATAACTCTCGGTTCGGTTGGGCGTGTAATTCATCAAAAATAACCGCATGGACATTTAATCCATGCTTGGTATACGCTTCTGCCGAAAGCACCTGATAGAAACTGTTGGTCGGCTTATATACCAAACGTTTCACGGACATGATAGGTTTTATCCTTTTCTTCAGTGCCGGACATTGGTCTACCATATCCACTGCCACATCAAATACAATGGATGCCTGTTGGCGGTCAGAAGCACAACCGTACACTTCTGCTCCCCACTCCCCGTCACCGCAGGTCATATATAACGCAATGGCTGCCGCCAGTTCCGACTTGCCATTCTTCTTTGGAATTTCACAATAGCAGGTATTGTATTGACGGTATCCGTTTTCCTTAACCGTTCCGAAAAGGGTCCGGATAATTTCATCCTGCCATCCGAGCAGTTGAAAAGGAACTCCCCTCCACTTACCCTTGGTGTGCTTCAGACAGTTGATAAAATTTACTGCATGGTCTGCCTTTGTCACATCAAACATTATTTTCCTCCTCCCTTAAGAAGCAGAAGTTCCATTTCATCGCTTTCCTTATCCTCTCCCGTATCCGTTACGATTCGGCTTCTGGCAGAAGGGGTAAGTCCGAACTGCTCACAAAACTTATTCATAATCTTAAGGTAGGTCTGGGCAATGGACACCTGCGGTACCTGTTGCCAATATCCACTCGGAGTTTTTACGATTGTTCCATGCTGTGTAATAAATTCCTCTGCTTCCTTCCAACGAGCGTATGCCTGACAGTATCCGGCAAAGGCAGCCATATCAATTTCCGTAAGTATACCGAGTTGCTCAAGCTGTTTACACATACGCTTCCATTCTTTCTTTGCTTCGTCTTCAAGCCATGCCGGACAACGTGGTGCTTTCTTATCCGGCTTCGGTTCTGCCGTGTTAAGGCTTCTTTTGCCCGGATTGCCCTCAAGCACCTTCATTGCCGTAGGCTTGGGTTTTCTTCCTCTTTGCGCCACTGTCCCCACCTCCGTTTCATGGCATCAAAAAAGGACTCCCGAAGGAATCCTCTGTTAAAAAGTTTTTATATTCTGCTAAAGCACCATGCCATTGCATGGCCTCCATCCTCAAATATCCTTTCGCTCTTTTCCAAAAGCTGAATCCTGCATTCAATGTAGCCGAATCCCGTTTCTTCTGGGGTTTCCACAAACTCGTAAACCGCTGCTTCAAATCCTCTGTAGGTAAGTCCGCAAACCAAAACTTTATCTCCGTGCTGTAAAACCGCACCCTGCTCTGCGCAACCGTCCTCCCATAAATTTTCCATTGTTGTAATCTCTCTCCATCTCATTGCGATGTCCTCCTTTTCTTTTGGTAGGTACATATTCGCTCTATTAAAGAGATATATCCAGTCATATCCACACTATAAATGTACCAAAGAATATGACTGGATATTGGTTATTCTATCTCATCACTACACTCCGTCATGCCAAGGCATAACTGGATGTAAATGTTAGAATATCTTTCCTGTTCGCTACCTTCCGAGCCAGCCATAGCCTGAAGGAAAAAGGCAAGTGCCTCTTCCCTCGATTGCCATGTATCCTTTTTCCCATAGCAAATGGTTGTTATCTGCTCCATGTCATTCTCCCTCATACAGCTTTCTGCATCTATCTTCTCCATAAACCACATGGAGACTGCTACCAGAATCCCAATGAACCATAATGCTTCCCGTGTCATCCACGCCATAAACTGTACCTAACGTTCCAATGGGCGGTGCCTGTTCGTCATCCATCCGCTCAAGCACCACACGGCAGCCTTTTGGAAATTGCTCCCGCACTTTTTCCACTTCTTCCCTTGAAGGAAAAATCATTCTACTCATCTGCTACTTCTCCCTTCTTTGCCCCATAATTCTTGGATTTCCATTTTTCTCTATCCGCTTCGGTTCTGAAAGCCGTATGCCCTTTTAAGTTAGCAAGCAAAACCTGCCTTACTTCTTTTCCTTCCTTACCGCCAAAGCCAAGCCTTACAAGCCAGCTTCGCATATAATATTTTTCGTTCTCTTCAATGGTCTGCTGTGGATTAATCCGCTTCTGCTCTTTTGCCACCGCAACCATCTGTGAAATAAGCTGCGTATAAACCTTTGCGTTATCTTCCGCAAAAGGAAATCCCGTAAACCGAACCCTTCCGTTTAAAACCTCAAGTCCCAAAGGCTTCTCTTCTTCCAAAAGGGAAATCACCTGCTCCAAGGTCACTTCCGCATCCGCTAACTTTTCCACCAATCCCTCAGAAATCTGAAATGGTGCTTTGCCCACCGCTTTTTCCAAGAGGTACTGCTTGCTGTGAATCATAAAAATCAGATTCTTCAAATTCTCTGCCGTAAAAATATCAAGGGGCATTTCTATGTTCAGCTTATCCCTTGTGGCTTCTGCCATCCCTTTTTCTGCAAGTGTGTCTCTCATCCATTCTCCTTCCTGCTCGGATTCACATTCCACAAATCCGTCTCTGTCGACTGTGAATTTCCCAACCTCGTATGCAAAGGTAGGTGGTCCCGTATAAATGGCTTTTACATTTAAGAGGTTCTCCATTGTCTTTACTATGTCTTTTCTGTTTTCCGCTACTGCTTTAAATTTCATTGCATTCCCTCCATTCATTGTTTTGGTAGTACATATATCACTCTGAATGGAGGAAATAGCAAGTTAATTATTCATTATTTTCCCTAGATTCCGGCAGTGACATTGACACCGCAAATGCCACCGTTGCCGTTACCGCATTCCCTGCCTGCTTGTATAATTGGGCATCGGAATTAACAGATGCTGCACGCTCATACAAAGCATCCGGGAAGCCTTGCAAACGGAAGCACTCCCTTGGAGTAAGCCGTCTGATTCTTCCGCACCGCATAAGCGTTCCCATCTGTCCGGAACAGTCCAAGGTCTGGGAGCAGCCTTTCCCCACCCTGCCTCGTCTGGTAGGACTTTCAGGATAGGATAAGCAGATGCCGTCACCCACATGAGCCTCATCGTAACCCTGCTTTGTGCCATTACGGACACGGAGCATGGTTTCATCATCCACATTTACTTTTTCACAGACAAACACACCGTGCCTATCCTGTGAAGTAAGCGTAAACATCGGCTCGCCATCCTCTTTCATCCGTCTGCCATTCTGCCTCTTTTCCATACGTTCCGGTGTCAGAACCGGATGTACTTCCATAACCGCAGAGTTCATTGCCGTGTGATTAACCATTCCTGCGGTATATCTTGCAGTCAGGCATCGTGCCGTATCCGTAATCTTTGGTGCGGTATTGGACTGATCAATAAAATAAAGTCCCGTCTTTGCACCCACACCACCTGCATTTCCAACCAAGGTAGCAGAAATGCCATCCGTTCCATATACACGGTAACCCTGCATCCCACCTACAAGTTGGTTAAGAGTTGCTGCGTTTTCTCCGCAGAGAGGTAATACTTCTCGTCTACCTCGGCTTCTAAGATTTGCGATAATGAACACACGCTCTCTGTTTT